GCGGGAGATTGTGCAGAGGGTGGGTGTGGCCGCCCGGTCCGCGCAGTATGGCGCGGACTCGCGTGTGACAGGGATTTCTCTCATCGGGAATCCTGCCTACCGCACGGCAGAAGGGCTGTGTGCTTTGACGGCGATTGAAAAGAGCGGCGGGAATATCACGGAATACGGCAGACATATCGCCGAACAGAATCCAACATCAGTTGTGATGGACACGCGCACTGTCTCCATGACGATTGCAGAACTCACGGGGCGGCAGTTTGGATGTAGAGCGGGCGTATGAGCGTCAAGCTGAAACCTGCCATCTGCATCGCGTGGCTGCCGATGGGACGTATTCACCTAAAACCGATTATATACGCCACAGTGATTCCCGTATTCCGTCAGCCCGTGCAGGTCAGCGGAGATACGTCGCGCCGTCTCAACACATCCATCACCATGCGTGCAGATACCCTGCGCGATATTCGGATCGTCAAGAAAATCACAGTAACGAGTGACACACAGCGGCGCATCGGTCATTGCGAAGCAGCGTTGGCAGATACGAAGCGGGCGCTCATTAAGCAGTCACGTATTGTTGCAGATACGAGGATAGAGATTCCTCATACACTGACCTATGCAGAGTTTAGAGAGCGCGGCATTCGCTCATTCTCCGTGACGCTCGGCGAACTCAGTCTCTCGGATAACATTCAACTCGAAACGGTGAATCCTCTCTCCATTGGCGCGACTGTAGAGGGGCGGGTGATGGACTATGCCTTTCGCTTTCTCGTGGAGGAAACGAGTCAGCGCGGCATCGTGCAGTCCGTCAAGGGAACGTACAGCAGGGATGTGCTGCTCTATACCCCCATCCATATTTATGTCGAGCGGGCAAAGGTGTCGCGCTATACGGCAGAAATTGCATCGGCACTCGGGCTTCGGCTTCATCATCTGACCGATGATTTTACACCATCCCAGAACTTCGAGGGCAGTGGGATGACCTACCACGATTTCATCTCCGCTCTCTTCGGATGGACGGCAAAACTGCCGCAGCGGCAGATCAACGTCTTTATTCGCGGCGATACGCTCCACATCATTCAGCGCGGCATGGAGGAATCCGTGGTCGATATTACGAACTGGCCGCACGTGCAGCCGATCATTGAGCGAAAACTCCTGCGCTCCGTCTGGCACAGTTCGCATAATGATTTAACCGGGGCGCACAACGAGGAGGATACTGTACCCGTTCCCTTCACGGGAACGATTTCGTTCAAAGAGATCAGCCGCACTTACTCCAATGGATTTCTCGTGCGCGAGACGAATGAGAACGGCTACAGCACCTATACCTACGATGGGGAATATCTCGCCGAAAAGCGCACACATAATGTGGACGGCTCGACCAGCCGCACAGATTACGCCTATGCCTCCACGGGGCGCGACGTTTACCTCTTCAAGGAATGGGAGCGTACAACAGAATCCGTCAATGATGGGAAGAAGCATACGGAATATGACTGGGAGGATTGGAGCAATGAGAAGGGAACAGAGCGCATTACCTACCACGCGCCGCTCGGTTACGGATGGTATGCGACCACGGTTTATGTGGACGGCGTGCTTGAAGGAAGTTCGCTCTCGCAGGGAAAGCCCGGCGGCAAGGCGAGCCTCTTTACCATCGAGCAGTCAAATTTGAGCCTTGGCGCAAGCTATGCGAGCGATGATTCGTTGCCGTACTCCTCGCTCATCGACACCGAGTTTCCCGTTGTGGGGACGGACTATCTTCGTGCCTTGACACGAGAAATCGAGTGGCTGAACCGCAAGACACAGGAGACGGTTACGGTGGAAATTCGCGCACGGATTCAAAACGGCATCCCGGACATTGACCACATTGTCGATTTTACCGAGCGCATCCGCTTCGAGGGGCACGAATACTTCTTGCAGTCGAACACGGTGGAACTTACGCCGCGCCTCCTGCGGCAGACGATCAAGATGGTGAGGTGGTACGGATGAACGGTGTTCTGGGGCTTGCAGCGGTAATCCGAGCAGGGATAAAGAATTCACAAGTTGGTGAGTCACAGGCACAGCGCGGCAGGATTCAGAATGGGCGTGTTCATATCGGCGAGCGATCCTATCCCTTCCGTGCGGCAGTGGACTGTAACACGGCAGAGGGCAGTTTGGTGTGGGTACAGATTTCAAGGGGCGGCACTGTCGTCATTGTGGGAGCGTGAGCTTATGCACAGAGCAAGAGTATCCGAGGTGCGCGGAAATAAAGTTCTTGTCGATGGATCGTGGCTTACCTGCATAGGGAATCGCTCCGTTCGGGAAGGAGAGTGGATCTGGACGGACGGTCGCTGCGTCTACGGGCACGAATCCAATGGGAGCAGCAGCTACATTCCGACGAATGCGCTTTCCGGCATACCGATTCTTCAGCTCGAGTGGAAAAACCATAAAGAGCAGATGCGTTATCGGTATTATGCAAAGGGGAAACTTCACGATCTGGGATTTGGCAAAGACGGTGGGTGGATGGTCAATCACGGCGACCACTTTTCCTTTATGAGGACGGAGATTCTCGATGCTGAGATGGATGAACAGGGAAATGTCTACACGCTCGGGTATGCAAACGTCCTTGTGGATTCTATTACCGGAATAGAGCATCATAATGGCATCTCCCATGTCAGGCGCAACGGAAAGATCATCGCCACATACGATCTTGAGAAGGCATTTGGCACTCCCCCCGTAGACGATCCGTATGACCACTACACTTGCCAACCACTCGAAGGACGGGTGGATCAGCAAGGAAGATTCAAATTGCTCATATGGCATCAAGTATCGCGGAAGCTGTGGGATGGGACTTGGATCAGCTCCGAGCGCCATGTGGTCTTTGACGGCACGAACATCGAACCGTGGAGCGAGGAATCCAAAACTTCGTGGAAAGATCCTGTCACCGGCGAAACACAACAATCTCACACGAAATGGATTGCACCGGATTACAGTGTCCGCTTTCCCATCTATGACGGGATGTATATGCTTTTGCCAAGCGATAGGAATTTTATGGGGGGCTCCGGCAAATGCAGCACCCCCATCTATAACGCGCAGGATGAGTTGATTATGAAGATTGATACGCATGCAGGAGGACGCGTGAATATTTGTCCCTTGGGTAAGGAGAAATATCTGGTCAGTATGGTGCCTAGTTCCATCTTGGGGAATGAGACATCTGAACTGTACTTATGGGAAGAGGGAAAACTGACGCATCTGATGCGTGGCTGTCTGAACCGCCGTCTACGCAGGATGAATCATCTCGGAAAATGGAAGAAAGCAGGAGGTGTTTAGCATGGATCATATTCTTACCATACGTCTGTATGCGGCGGGCATTGGCATCGTGGTCGGGGAATTCCTCGGAAACTTCGACGATCTGCTCTATGCCCTTGTTGTGTTTGTGGCAACGGATTATGTTACAGGAGTGCTGAGAGCCATTGTAGAGAAGAAACTGTCGAGTGCCATCGGATTCAAGGGAATCTGCAAGAAGGTCTGCATCTTCACTCTTGTGGGCGTGGCGAATGTCCTCGATGTTCACATTATCGGCAGCGGCTGTGTTTTGCGTTCCGCCGTGATCTTCTTCTACATCTCGAATGAGGGAATATCGATCATAGAGAACGCAGCACGGATGGGGCTTCCCGTACCACAGAAATTGCAGGATATGATGCACAGCCTTAAAAACCAGTAGGATACATAACAACTTCAACGCCCGGCGAATGATCGTCGGGCTTTTTATATTGGCGTAATTGTGTTTCATACAGAAATTTTGCCCGTAGGGGTGACCAAAAGAGCCGTTTTTGTCTGCTGCTTCATGAAGGGAGATGTTGAAATGAGCAAGGAAGAAGGGCTTCGGGAAATGACGTATCAGATGGTGATGCGTGCTTCATGGAAAATGCTGCAGAGCGGGCTTTTGTCAGAAGACGAGTATCTTGCGTTTGAAGCGAAGATGCGCGAGAAATATCGTCCTGTCATCGGGCTTCTATTTTCAGATATTGACTTGCTATCGTGCGGATAGTACGGGAACATGGGAGTGGAAAGGAGGGAGCACCATGAAGATACGAAGAGTCCAACCAACCCAGACATTGCAGAAAAAGCTGCGTGTGGCTGCTTATGCCCGCGTCTCTGTGGATACGCTTCACCACTCCTTTGCGGCGCAGGTCAGTTACTACAGTGCTCTCATCCAAAAGAATCCCACATGGGAATACGCAGGAGTGTACGCAGACGAAGGAATCACAGGCACAAGTACCGCACATCGGACGGAGTTCAAGCGGCTGATCGCGGACTGCAACGCCGGGAAGATTGATTTGGTGCTTGTCAAAAGCATCAGCCGTTTTGCCAGAGATACCGTAGATTGCCTTCATACCGTCCGTCGCTTGAAAGAGAAGGGGATTGCCGTCCGCTTCGAGCGCGAGAACATTGATTCCACATCCGAGGACGGGGAACTCCTCTTGACGCTGCTCGCATCCTTTGCGCAGGAGGAGAGCAGAAGCATCGGCGATAACATCCGATGGGGCGTGCGGCGACGATTCGCCGAGGGGATTCCGAACGGGCATAAAGCACCTTACGGCTACCGATGGGACGGAGAGATGTTCCGCATTATCCCTGCCGAGGGCAAGATCGTCAAGGAAATTTACCGTAGATACCTTGCCGGGGAATCTGCCTACGCCATCGCAAAGACACTCGCGGGGCGCGGAATCACAGGACGGCAGGGGAGACCCATCGAGCAGACCACGGTAAAGGATATTCTCTCCAACATCTCCTACACGGGCACAATGGCACTGCAGAAAAACTACATCAGCGAGGGACATGTCCGCAAGCGGAATAAAGGTGAGCTGCCCATTTACATGGTGGACGGAATATTCGAGCCGCTTGTGAGCAAGAATGACTTCGATAAGGCACAAGAGATACGGAAAATGAGAGCCGAGCAGTCCGGCAATCGGAATTCTGTACGGATGCCATTCTCGGGAATAGTAAAATGCGGATGCTGCGGAGGGGGCTTCAGCAGAAGAACTGCCGGGAAGTACAGGCGATGGGGCTGCAATACGAAAGAGCGGAAGGGCAGCACAGCATGTGACAGCCGTCCAATCAAGGAGGAGGAGCTTGTTGCTGCGGTCAGAGCCGTCATGGAGAAGGATGATTTTGATACTGCGGAACTCAGGCGTAAGGTGTCCAAGATCGTCATTTACGGTGACTGTGTGGAACTTCACCTAACAAATGGCCGCATAAAAAAGACTGCCCGCATCTATAACGGGCAGCGTGGCAGCAATCCCTTCACCAACAAAGTGTACTGCGCTTCCTGCGGCAGCAAGTGTGAACGCGATACATGGACGAAGGGAACTAAGGTATGGTCTTGCAGTCAGCCGCGCACAAAGTGCCGACTGAAGAGATTGACCGAATCCGAACTAAAGGAAGCGGCAGAATCCTTGTTCGGTGACTGCTACGAGGGCAAGATCGTACAGAATGTCGAGCGGATCACCATATCCGATGATGAGGTCATATTTCAACTCAAAGAAGGAGGCGCGTACCGATGGCAAAGACAGTGAGGGTCATCCCTGCAAGCCCTAAAATCTTTCGCTCTGAGGTTACGGCAGAACCAAGACGGCGCAGGACGGCAGGATATGCCAGAGTTTCGACCGATCATGAAGAACAGGCTTCCAGTTACGAAATGCAGATGGCTCATTACAAGAACTACATCGAAAGCCGTGCAGACTGGGATTTCGTCGGCATGTATTCGGACGAGGGGATCAGCGGCACCAACACAAAGAAGCGTGACGGCTTCAACCAGATGATCGAGGATGCCCTCGCCGGCAAGATTGACCTCATCATCACAAAGTCCGTCAGCCGCTTTGCGAGAAACACAGTGGATTCGCTCCAAAACGTCCGCAAACTCAAGGAAAACGGTGTAGAGATTTACTTTGAAAAAGAGAACATCTGGACGTTCGACACACGTGGAGAACTCCTTATCACGATTATGAGCTCGCTAGCTCAGGAGGAGAGCCGCAGCATCTCGGAGAACACCACATGGGGCAAGCGGAAGCAGTTCGCCGAGGGCAAAACCAGTGTGGGCTACAGCGCGTTTCTCGGCTATGACAAGGACTTCAAAATCAACGAGGAACAGGCGCAAGTGGTGAAACTCATCTACAAACTCTTCCTCGGCGGTCGATCCTTCTACGCCATTACCAAGGAACTGGAGAAGCGGGGCATCAAATCCCCGTCGGGAAAGGACAAGTGGTACATCTCCACAGTGCGCTCTATCCTTACCAACGAGAAGTACCGTGGCGATGCGCTGATCCAGAAAGAGTATACGGTGGACTTCCTCGATAAGACGCGACGGAAGAATACGGGCGAGATTCCGCAGTACTATGTGGAAGAACACCATGATGCGATTATTCCGCCGGATTTGTTTGATTTTGTGCAGACAGAAATTAAGGCGCGGGAAAACGGCAGCAAGCACAGCGGCGTGAGCATCTTCGCAAACAAAATCAAATGTGGCTGCTGCGGCGGTTGGTACGGGGCGAAGGTATGGCACTCCACGGATAAGTACCGTAGGGTAGTCTACCGATGCAACAAGAAATATGCCAAGAAGGGCAAGCCATGCAGCACAAGACATCTGACGGAGGAGGAAATCAAACAGATTTTCGTCAAGGCTCTGAACTCCTTGGTGGAAGTCAGAGAGAACGTGATTGCAGAACTCCGATCTCTGATTGACAGTGTTTGCCAAACGGGGGAGCTGTTGGAGGAACACGATAGAGTAGAGCAGGAACTCGGTGTTTTGGCAGAACGACTCGAAACGCTGATTCGTGAGAATGCACGGGTGGCACAGGATCAGACGGCGTATCTGAAACAGGAAAATGAGATTCGTGCACGCTATGTGGAAAAGCAGGGGCATCTAGCGAGGTTGGATGAGCAAATTGCCGAGAGGGATGGAAAGAGAAACATTTTGGAGGGCATGATTCAAGTGGTATGTGATATCAACGGGGAGCAAGTTGCGTTTGACGAGGAGCTATGGAGTGGACTGCTCGATCACATTGTAGTTAAGGAGGACGGCGCGGTAGTTGTTGTTTT